GAACGGTCTTCCTCAAGGTAAAGCGATGTATTCTTATCCAGAGCCACCAGAGAGGCGTCAGCCGGAACAGAGATCGTGCTAACCAGCGAGTATGCTGTGCCACCGCCAGCAGCGGCGCTGTGCAAGTCAACGGTCACGTCACAAGCGTTTGTGCCATCGACGTTAGCGACTTGGATCATGTTAATCTTAAACACCTTGCCACTGGATGCAGCGTTGCTGACCAGCGTTGTTTGCGAGGTTGAAGACAAAGCCACCGTTGCCGACTTGGCAGTGATAGTGGCTACATTTACTACGTTTGGGGCGGCCATGGTTTTCTCCTATTAACCGAATACAATTGCCATAGCGATGGCTTTTCCTGTTGAGGCCGCTGCGTCTGCCTTGTCTTCGACAGTCTTTAATGTCGTATCAAGGTCGTCCCAGTTGCCGTTTAGATAACCACCCCAAGCGTCTTCGTCGCCGCCCACGGTTGGCTTATTCCAAGAATAATTTGTCGTTGTCGTAGGCATTACGCGGCCCTCTCTAAGTAATCTGCCTCGGCCCATGTATTAGTTGGGTTTGGCGCTGCTGTCCATGTTGTAGAAGGATCGTCTGCGTCAAGCCACTTATACCGCGCGGAAACGCTAGTAGATATGGCAATTGCGGACGTTCCAGAAAACAACCTCACCCTGTTATACGCTATATTTGGTGAAATTGAAATAGTTACACTTGCACGACCCACAACATCAATTACGCCGTTTGCAGTAAACGCAAAATCAATGCTTGGCGATGCACCAGACTGGCGAATTGCCTGTGCGCTGACGCTAGTGGAAACACCAATCGCGGCAGTCGCGCTGCCCTCTTCGATGCTAATGTTCTTGCCGTAAAGATATGAGCCGTAAGTGTTAAGGCCGTATCCGGGGCGGAAGCCGGGGATGACTTCGTACTTAACCGCGCTGACGGAAACAATGCCGCCAAGGGATACCGAAGCCGATGCGTCAACAATACGAATGGCGGTCGGCGGTGTTACCGATACAGCAATTGCGGCGGACGCAGATGCGTCAATAACCGTATCCGCAGAGGCAGTGACCGAAAAGCCAACAGATGCACTAGCAGCGGCCTGTGTCGTCTCTGGCTCACCAAAGAGACCCGAGCCGAATAAGCCAGTGTCATATGTTGAGCGCAAGCCCATTAGCTTGCCGTAATATCAAGGTCGCCTGTTGGGATACGGAACACATCGCCGTCATTGATAGCTTTGGCAGTATCAAGCGCGGAGTGGATAATCATGTTGCCGCCAGAGGCTGCGTCCATGATGCCAATCCAGCCAATCGTTCCCCAGTTGCCACCAACGGCGGCAGGGAACTCAATGGCAGATGTGTTTGACGCCGTGTCGCCAGTGACGCTGAATGTCGCCGCCGTGCGGGCGTAATCAAAGCCAGAGACTTCAGTGCCAGCGGTGCCAGTGTCAGTCGGGTCAGATGTGAACAAGCCGACATACCAAGCTGTCGGGCGCGTGACGCTGCCAGTCGTCAGCAGATACTGCAACGTGTGCGTCTCAAAAGCATTTGTTAGTGACATGGATTTCTCCGTTAGATATATCTTTGGCGGTTATACACCAGTTTCAGTCTAATAGCTAGTCACGCGCATACGAATGCCAGAACCAGCAAACCGAGTGTCATCTGAGGCTTTTTGCAAGGACTGCATAGCTGACGAGTACAGCGCCGCCCATGTTTCAGTCCGGGCGTCGTCATTCAAGTAAGGCGCAGACTGGATTAACGCGCCATACAAGTAAACGTCAGGCGCATCGCGTAGCAGCCAGTTGTCAGCATTGCTGTCGCTCAACTCAGGCGTCTTTGCGTAATATTGAAGCTGCATTGTGTACTCGCCATCGGGCGTTGGAAACACCTCAATCGTATCGCCAATGTTTGCGTAAAAACGCGGACGACCCGCAATGTCAGAATTGCGCTCACGGTACTCAAGCATGTCATCGCGCGAAATTAACTCAAGGCGATACGTTGTGCCAGATGTAATGCCGAAGCGAACAGTCTCAATCCAATCAGCAGGCATCTGCACATAGCGGCTGTCCAGCGTAGCATCAACGCGATTGACCATCTTGTAATGCCGCAAGTCACGATTGATGCCAGCTTCCGCCAGACTAATAAAATCAGGAATAACCGCCGTAAGATCGTCGCGGTTAAGCCAGTTGGCTATGCTAGACTTTAGCTCTGCGTAAGTTGTGATTGCCATTTACCTGTAATCCTTAATTGGCGCGCGACTGCATATACCTGTTAAAAGCCTTCTGCATCCATTCTGGATTTTGAAGCTCTCGCGTAAATCCGCCATCGTCAGAAAGAAATTTTACAAACTCTTGATATTCAGCATTATTTTGGGTTGGCATTTGCGTAGACAAAGGAGCTTGCCCCATAGGGCCGTAGCCCGCAGCACCCAAATCTGTTTTTCTAGTGTAATCGTCCAGAACATTTGGTGGACGGCTATATCCTGTAGATTCCGTTTTTAACCTAGGGTCGTTTAAATTGGACATAGCATTGGCGGCGTTACGATTGGCTTCTTGGACTCTTGCAGAATAAATCGCATCATAGGGTGTCACTTGAGAAGCGCGGTTACGGTTTGCCATTTCCATGTCAGAAAGCTGACCGCCTAAACTCGGTGCCATCTGTCCAACTCGATTACGGTTTGCCATTTCCATATCAGAAAGCTGACTGCCTAAACTCGGTGCCATCTGTGCAGCACGATTACGATTCGCCATTTCCATGTCAGAAAGTTGATTACCTAAACGAGTTTGAAGCAAACCGGGAGACTGAACAGGAGCGCCGCCGGGCGTAACGCCCATAGCGCCAGACTGCGCAGTCTCTTGCTCAGCTTGACCGCCAGCAGCATTTAAGCCACCGCCGTCGAACAAATCAACATACCAAGGCACATACTCACGCGTCTGCTCGTTAAAGTAACCCGGCAAACTATCTTGGTTTGTAATGCCAATCATCTCATCGCCAATTGCGCCAGCTTGCGCTGCACCGCGCGTACCAAGCAAAGACTGTAAACCTCCAAGGCCAAGCTCCCTGCTGCGCTTTGACGATAAATCGCCTAAGAAATCAAAAATACCCATAACTTACTTCCCGTATTTTTTAGCAAGGCATTTGCCAGCACGCTTACATGCTGCGGGGGTGGGGCAACCTTTACATGGTTTCATGTCATCATCCTCTAGCTTTTCTGCACATTAGCACAGTTTATCTGATAATACCACGCAGGCTGCATATCATACATCCTCAATGTCCGCTAGAACCTTCTCCATACGCGCATTTAGCTTCCAATGCCCAGCGCGCCACCTTGCTGCGTGCTGAGCGTCCTCCAAACTTAAACCCCTCCCAATGTATGATTTAATCCACTGGTTCATGCGGATATTTTTCATTTTAGGTGACAGCTTGTGGAACGGAACTGGCTTCATGCAATACCTTTCAAGTTGCGTTTAATAGTTTGCTTCCAACTTGACATCGCACCAGACAATGCAGTTGCAGCATCGCTGGCCATTGTCAGGCACAAAGCATCCGCAAGGTCAGGCGATTTTAACCCACGCTTGCGCATCTCATCCTTACTCTCAGCCTTCATCTTGCCTGACGATGTAAAGCTGTATCTAATCGCAGTCAGCTCCGCGAGAAGCTGGTCGTCTTTCGGCAGCTTGCATGACCGATCCTCAAGCCAACCTTTTGTTTTAAACCACAATTCGCTGCGCAGGTTCATGTGGGTCTTGCCCATAGCCGGAGCCTCGCCAACATTAATTCCCCTGACTGGCGCGCCAAGCTCGCGCAGCCTGTCAACCACACCGCCGCCAACGCCAATACTATCAACTAGTATCTCGCTAGGCCGCATAGAAGGCGGCAAGCCTTCGTATTCGGCCATAACGCGGCCAACTGTCTGCATCAAATCCAAACCCTGCCAGCTTGTAATCTCAGTCACAACATTGCCATAGCGCTTGCACAAAGCAGTCTTATCCGTGCCAAAGCGCGCAACATCTAAACCCCAAATTGGCTTAACGTCAGGTGTTGTCTCAATGTCACGGTGTATCGCGCTCTCAACCAAGTGAAACGGAATGATCGTGTCGTCATCCGCCATAGGAAACTCGCCAAGCACACGAATGCGAAAGGCATTGCTTTCCTCGCCATACCTTGCGCGCATCTCGTCAACAAACTCGTCAGACACAAGCGGGCTATCTATGCACGACCAACGCCGTGTCCACCAGCTGTCAGCCATCCGCGTCTGACTCTCGTAAAACGTGCCAGACGAACGCGTTGGGTTGCTCAGCAAAATCGTAGTCGCGGCATGGCCAGACATCGAACCAGCAGCAGCCTCAAACACCTTCTCAGGCACACCAGAAGCCTCGTCCACAACCAACAGCACATTCTCCGAGTGAACCCCAGCCAACGCTTCCGGCGTCTCCGCACGGCTTGTCCTAGCTGAAATGA